CACATCGTCAGTAACTGTATATGTATTACTTACTAAGTTTGGATATTTATAATTATAATGATTAACACCTGTTGAGGCAATTAAATAAATAGAAGTTTCATTCGTTGCGAGTTGGTCGGTAAAATCACCTTTAATTCCAGCTGCTATTTCATCCGCAGACAAAGCTGATGTTTTTTTAATATTTATTTTAGTAGATGTAACAGAGCTTATTATATACATACCAATATTAGAACCTGAATCATCAAAGTTAGTTCCTGATAAAGGACATATATGAAGTCTCTGATTAGCTTTAAAACCAAGTTTACTAGGGTCGTGATTAGTGTCATTTGTGTCACTTGTATTATCTGCAAATAAAATATAAGCGTCTGTGCCACCATCAACATCAACAAACGATAATATCGGAAAATAAGTGCTGCCAGCACCAGTGCTATCTTCTTCAAAAAGAACGCTAGCACCGTTATAAATCAAGCTAGTACTTTCTTTATGCTCAATAGTAGAGACATTAGCACAGATAGCATTCCTGACAATGTCAGACGCATTAGTTACAGCTGCATCCCAATTACCTGCAGTAAAGTTACTAAAAGATTGAGGAGTTGAAAAACAAATATCCCCCTCGACAACAGAACCGTAAGGAGTGCTGGCAGTTTTTAATAAATGTGTACCACTGTTAGCAACATCTTCTAGCACTTTAGGAGCAGAGCCACCTAATCTTTCAGTTTCAGAGTCGTTAGGACATAGCATCCATCTGCCTGTATCAGTAAAAAAATCCAAGTACTCCTTAGAGCCATACCAACCATAAGGCTCTCCAGTAGATTGAGCTACAACAGGCTTAGGTGCTATCTTGTTCATAGTAGCACCTTTGTTAATATCAAGAATATCAACTAAATACCAATCAACCTCATTTACAGGTTTCCAATAAATATTAACAGAGGTTATTCTTTTGTTTAAATTTCCCGCATCGACATCAGTGCCTGTGTAAAGAACAACATTAACGGCTCTAGCACATTGCTTTTTTCTAACTTTATATATCTTAGAAGACTCATCATGTTGATTAGGCACTTTACTACCAAGAACACCTCTAGCAACAGTAAGATTACTGCTAGATATATTTAAAACTTTTAATATCTCATCATTTATTCTTATTAAATCACCAATATCAAAAGAAGCAGCAGCGTCAGCATCAGCAGCTCCCAATCTTCCTATTGAGAAAACAGTCTCACTGCTTGACTCAGCTCCTGCCAAAACTATTTCCGTAGATTCATTGCTAACATCATAAGTATAGACTTTTTCATCTACTTCTAATTCTGGTTCAGAATCTACAGTATTAAAACCTGTCACTCCGATTTCATTGTCAGCTGTAACATTCCTACCAAGCTCAGACTCGTTGACATAGTCATAAGTAAATGTAACTGTCCACCTGTCGTCTTTAGAAAAAGTATTCCCAAATGGAGGCTCTAAAGCATAACCCCATTGCTCCCAAGCATCTAATTCATAAGATAAATCAGCATCTTTTTGTATTTGAGTTCTTGGGTCATAAATAAATACGCCTACTTTTCCAGCCGAATCAACCTCTCCCCCAGTATCTCCAAAGCCTTTCATCTTAACAACTTTAGGTGCATCAATCTTTTGATAATCAAAAACCCAGTCATCTATATCAGGATTAGATATAACAGAGGAAGGATTCTCGAATGTAGGGGATTTAGTATAGTCAATATTTCTACCTAAAACATCTTTTTCAACATGACCGTACCAAAGAGATTTATTATTGTTAGAAAAATAACCGTCAGATATTCTGAGTATTTCGTTTTGAGAGTAAAAATCTATTAATACATTTGACCTAGTTGTCCAAAAAGCAGAATTAAAAGTAGAAGAAAGTGCATTAGCATCATCGTTAGAAGGATTAATTCCAAATCTATACAAATTATGACTTGTGCTAGAACCTTCTCTTAGATAAACAACACCAAATTCTGTTGAAGCATCTGTACCAGCAATGCTCTTAGAGGTTCTGTATATATGAAAGCCCCTACCATTAATGAGAGTGTTAACCGTAGAGATATTATCTATATCGCCACCTGTATAATAATTATCATCAGTAAGGGATTTTGTTATCTTTCCTTTTACACGAATTACAAAGTTTTTTAATTCTTGGAACTGGCTATTAATTAAATCCCTAGCCGAAAAGAGAGTGTTTAAGCCTCCGCTAAAATTATCTATAACCTCTCTGATTGGCTTCATTAATAGTTCCTAAATGTTGATTGGACATTTTCTTCTCTAATATATTTACCACTAGAAACTATCTTGCTGTACCATTCTTCCCATTCTTGTGAATAAATAGGGTATCTATTCACATCTATTCTTCTTGTAATTTGTTTACAAGCATACATCACCAGACCTTCGTGCTGTTCTTTTTTAATCTGAGGAGTATCAGTGCTAAGTGCTAGCACATTAGGCTCTTTGAAATAATGAGTTCTTATTGTTTTACCTGTAGTGTTTGAGACAGTAAAAACAAAATTAGCAGCTGCATCATAAGCAGTTGCACCCTCGTCAATGTCAACAGTAATTCCATTATTCAATGAATTAGCTTTTCCAGTGTTTAGAGCTACAGTATGAGCGTTCCAACGCCAAACAGAGCCGCCAGTAGCGGTAGCATCACCTGTTGTATGAGCATAAGTGAATGAGTTCTCATCTAGCACAGTAATTGCTACATTTTCTTCTGCGTAAGCACCTGTTCCGTAAGTTCTGACATTATCACCTGTACTATATCCATGATTTTTTACATATACAGTTGCAACATTGGATGTCACACTTGACCTAACAATAGATTTAGAAGGATTTGTTATATCATCATTCCAATTTATCGTACAAGGACTAGCAGAAGCTTGTATAAAAATACTATATGTTGTGTCTTTAGTTCCTATAAAAGTACCAGCTACAGTGCACTGCGAGCTTCCAGCACCTGTACCTGCGGTAGTAACTGTCCCAATAGAAAAAGCTCCAATTTCAGGAGCAGGGTATATACCTATTTCCTCACCGTATTGATAATAATTTTTAGGCATTAGGTTACATCCAATTTATTTATATCGTTGTAATCAACAGGTATCATTTTATAGTCATCATAGTCAACTCTTAATATACCCTGAATCGTGGAATCACTGTCAGTAATACTATATCTTTCTTGGTCTTTTACACTTTTGGCAGTCTGCATATCTCTTAATAAAGCCCCATCGTTACATACTAATCTTTGAGCTTCATTTATGTGATAATCAATTTCTGAGTCAGGCAAATCTTCTTGACTCAGATTACCCATCTCCATTCTAACTCTTGCTCTTAAATCTTTCAGCGTCATTTAGGTAACTCCTTTTCAAAGCTAGCAACATCTTTGTTTGAATGCTTTAAGTTAATTACACCAATTAACTGATTATACTCATTCGTTATTGCTTGCGATATATCAAAACGATTTATTAACTCATACGACTTAGCCTTAGCATACATAACTAGCAATTCTTGAAGATGCTCACCAAAAGAACATTCAGTTGTAAAAGCTTCATTAGGTTTAGTCAATGCTAGCACTGATAGGTTTTGAGTAGCTGTAGCAGCTGAAAGCTTATGTGACAACTCTAATATATTACCCATCACAGTATAAAACTTAGGAATAGGTGTTACATCAGAATAATCTTCTACTTTATAGAAAGAGTGATTACCTCCTCGTATATCTTGCAATAAATCAAATGGCACTTTCTCAGCTCTTTCCTTAGAATCTACCTCTGTAAATGTGCTAGATGATAATGTGTTAGATTTATAAGAAACATCAATAATTTTTAATATATCGACCGCAACATTACTTGAACCAGTATAATGAGTTATAGAACCCAAATCAACCCTGTTAAGGTTGACATAGGAAGTATTGGTAAATTCTATAGTCTTAACTAAATCACCGCCTGTAGTAACCGCTGAGGATGAATCCTTGACAAGTGCATTTTCATGCAACTTATTAAGCAAATCATATTGACCGTCTTTGATAAATTGAAATATATCAGATGTACTAGGTGGTTCGTCTTCAGTAGATACAGTACCTATTACACAAGCCTTATTAAGCTGCTCTGCTATAGTTCCAGCAGCAGTTATAGCTCTTGTAGCCACAGCTACAGTAAAAACTCTGCTAGCACCAGTAATAGTAACAACATTAGAGCTTGATGTTGCAGAAACACTAGACCCTGTAACATTTTGAGCAAATATACCATTTACCCAATCTTTAATTAAGGTAGCAACGCCATTCTTGCCATTAGCTGCATCTAAATAAACTAAACATTGTTCTAGTGTCTCATCCGCATCATGCAGAAAAGATATTTTAACATCGTTAACAACTAAGGCATCTCCAGCAATAATAGCAACCCAATTACCAGCAGAATTAGCTCCACTAGTATTTGTAAAAGTATCTGCAACAGTAAAACTATTATCGTCAATCTTAGTAACGACAAGACCTGCTGCTCCCGTATTATAATCAGTCGTGTCGGTAATAGCGACATACTCACCTGTCTCTAACCCATGACTAGCCGAAGTGCAAAGAAGAGCACCACTTGAATTAGCGAAATCAGTTATAGCACCACCTTTAATAGTAACAGTGTACTCACCTGTACTAAGACCCATCTCACCCTTAACACGATTAGTTAAGTCTAATAATGTCGCCATTTAGCCTCCTGAATCAAGGGAGTGCAAATCAGCACCCCCTGTCATCATCTCTGTTACGGTTAAGATGTTAAATTGGTTGTAGAAGTCCAATAAGTAATACAAGCAAAGTCAGCACTATTAAATGTAGTTTTTGCAAACTCATAAATAATAGAAGCAGAAACACTCAACTTGTTCCCTCTATCAACTAATTCCTCATGCCATGCATGGTCGCCACCAAATGCAGCACAACCAGCTTGAGCACCTAAGAATAAGTTTCCGCAGTGATTAACTCCTGTTGCGTACTTCTTAACCATGTCATGCTCATGAATAACAACACCATCCCATGCACCCAATGCACCTGAGAATAATGGGTTGTCAGAGCCTCTAGGCATTGCATACTGCTGAGCAGCCATAAATGTAGAATCCATTTTAAGCTCATGTGCAGCTTCAGGGTGAAGAACAAGAACATAGTAATCTTTTCCACCAACTCTAACAGGTCTCATTTTACCATGAGTGCTATCACCAAGCTTAGCCATCGCAGCCAATCTTGAAATACCAGCAGTAGTAATAACATCCCCAGCCGCCATAGTAGGCTTTGTTGTTACATACTGAGAACCAGCACTAGCACTAGCATCAAATGTTAATGAACGAGTTGCACTAGCACTTAACACATCAACCATATCTTGCTCCATTGTTTCAGCAAACCATACTTTCAACGAGTCCAACGCTTCACTTCTAAAGTCGATTAAAACTTTTTTGTTATGCATCTTACCAGTTGACATAATGCCTTGTCTTAATTGGTCAAGAGTGATTGTTTGTGAATAAGTGTCGATTGCAACTTCGTTGCCCGCTAAAGTGTTATCACCTGTAACGCCGTCACCTTCAATTTTCATTTTTAAGCCGAAAGTAATATCCTTTCCTTTGGCTGCTTTTAAGTCATCCTTAACATGGATAATTGAGTTAGCACCGCCAAAAAATCTACTAAAATAAGTATCTTTTTTAGCTTGAGTGTATAATTCATTTCTCCAACGGGAGACTTCTAAGCTTGAATTAAATAATGTATTAGCCATTTTTTATTCTCCCTAATTAAAGTGTTTTAATATATTCAACAACCAATGTGCCAGCACCTGCTGATAAATCAGCAACAGCCGAAGCCACTACATGGCTATCGGTTGTACATAAATGATTACTTCCAACATTGTTACTTGCATGTGCAAACATTGGATGGATTCCTACTGTATGATTATTTAAAATATTATCATCATTAAGCTTATCCACATCACCATCTGTGCCAGAAACACCAGATGCATTGCCTATGCCAAAATCAATCCCGTCTGTAAATGCCGCTGTTACTATAAACCAACAATTAACTACAGCCGCCCCAACAGGTAATTGACCTAAGACATAAGTATTAGCCGCAGTAGGAATGTCAGCATGACCTATCTTAATTACCATTGTATTTTTTGCACCTCTTTCTCCAGCATCTACAGCCCCAAGCATACTTGCCTTTGGATTAGTGCCGTCTGGTGCTAATAAAGAAACTATTGCCATTTCTTTTTCTCCTAATTAAATGCCTAGTAACTCCGCTCTTTTATTATCAGGAAGTTTTGCCCATTGGGTCGCACTCATATTTTCATAGTCAACTCCATCAGATTCATCTGTAGAGCCAACATCGCTGAGATTTGACCTAACTTTTGCAGCTTCCTTAACTTTTTCTGCGGTATCACTAGGTTGTTTTTCAGTTTGAGAAGCGGCTTTGACTTTACCCTCTGCCATGTTCAGCAAATTAAGATAACCAAGCACTGAATCTTCAGTGGCATTGGTAGAATCAAACATAATGCCCTTCTCTTTTCCTTTATTAACAAGGTCTAACACGGAGTTTTCATCGTAGTCAGGGTTATCTTCTACGAATTTCTTACCAGCACGCTCAACTGTCTGTTCAAATTGCGTCTTTTGCTGCATTTTCTTTTGCTCTTCTGCCTGAGAATCTAAAATCGCTTTGACTTTATCGTCAACAAGCTTGCCAATGCTCTCTTTAGAAAATATTACATCTTCAGGAGTTTTTGGCTCAGATGTCTCAGACTCTTGAGGTTTGGAAAATGCTTCATTTTCAGCCTCCAGACCAGCGATTTTCATATTTAAATCATTAATCTCAGATTTAAAATTACCAATATCTTCAGCTTGTTTGCCTGTGAATGAGGTTAAATTTTCATAATCTTTAACCATTTTGGTGTTCAAATCAGCGTCTGTGTAAGTTGTTCCGTTAACCTTGTACTCTACCTTCTTCTCTTCAGCTTTAGCAGGGCTATCTGTCTTTGCAGACTCCTCCTTAGCATTAGATTCTGGCTTATAATCAGGATTAAGGTCTGCTTCAGTCAAATGACTGAACCCTTCGGCTACCGTTTCGGTACTGCCCTCTGTGGCTTCTACAGATTCTTGAATCTCATTACTTTCTAACATTTTTACCCTTTATTTTATGCGTTCCCGCCCAAATCAGGTGCTTCAATACCGCCATCCTCAGCCATCATCTGCATTAACTGCTGCATCTGGTCTTGAGAGGCTAATTGACCTAACAACTGGTCTTTGTTTGGGAAATTCGCCATATCTATGACAGACTTAACTAAGGTCATCACCGCATCTGGTGGCATAGCACTACCATACTGTAATAGCTCTTTTGCTGTCTGGGCAAACGCTATTCTCGCAGTAGGTGAGTTCTCACCTTCGTCAAGTACAATGTCGTATTTTAATTGATTAAACTTTTGAATTAATTCAGTGCTAACTTCAGCCGCTTCGTTAGGATTGGCTGAATTGTAAACACCAACGCATCGTTTAATTTTTGACATATCGTAATATTGCTGGATATTTGATAACACCCTAGATAGCACCATCTTCTTGGCAGTATTTAGATTGTCGAATATCTCTTGCAATGCAGTCATGCCTTGTGTAATTCTAGTCTGAGCAGCAATTCCGCTCTCCCTAGAGTTCGTAGGCATTCCTACTAAGCTATCATTGATGCCACTTATTTCTTTAGCATCAGTCATTGATAACTGCTCTAACCATTGATAATGAGATAAAATCGGTATATAGTTAGCTGTCGCAGGCTGTATCTTGTCCTTAATATTACCTCTTATTCCAACCCAGCTGCCTGCTTTTGATAAATTCTGTATTTGCTCAGGGTCTATCGAGCTCTGCTGATAAAACCCACCACCTTTCGGTGCTCTATTTAAAATATCTGTAAATTGACTATGCCTCTTATTCTTCTCATCTTGAGGGTCAATTAAATTCTTTACAAGACCGAATGTTTCAATCTTCTTGCCCGTATCCTCCATGTATGCAGTAATAGGAACTAAAGGAAAGTCATTATACCTAAATGGCATATCTTCACCTTTTCTAAGTATCATGTTACCACTATACACATCAACAATGATTTTCTTCGCAGGCAACTTAATCTTCTGGTAAGTCTTAGGAATTACACCCATATCTGCAACACCAGCCTGCATCTTCTCAAGTTCTTTTATATGCTTGTCAGCAGCCTTCTCATCTT